TATGCTGTTCAAAATGTATATGCTGGATGGCAGTCATCTCAAATGGTACCTGTTGACACTACAAACGAATATCAGATATCGTTTTGGGGTAAAACTATCAGTTTAGGAACCAATGACAGTTTAAGTAGAGGTCATGTAGGCTTTGCTTGTTATGATAAAAACCAATCCTTTATTGATCTTAGAAATTGCGGTGGATTAGGCAATACTGTTCTTAGTAGAGAGTTGCAGCCGGGAGATGAGTATGCTTATTTTGAATCTAATAGTGGTTGGTACAGCGGAACATTTGAGCAGACTACATCTGCAAGAGGTTATCAAAGGCAAATAATATTTTTCCCGCCGGATCACCCGGACTATAGCGAGCCTTGGTATTACTCAAGATTAAATAATATTGCCTATCAAGAGATGTTGCAGACTCCAGAGGGAGACTGGAAAGTAAGATTATCAAGTTATACAGGTAGCGCAATGGGCGTGGATGCTCCTACAACAATGCCAGACTATGGATACCCTTTGCCAGCCGGCACTCCTGTGTCCAGAGGTCATGCAGGGGGTACTTATAACTACGCATTTGGTACACCTACCCTTTATTTAAACACTTGGGGTAATCACATAAGAACGATTCCTGCAAACGTAGAGGTAAGAAATTCGGATACTCGATTTAGACAAGGAACTAAATTTATAAGGTTCCTTATATTGGGTAATTACTACCAAAGATCAAGCACATATACAGTTAAACCTACTTTCGGTTTAGATAACATAGCGCTTGTGAATGTTACGCAGGCTCAAACAAATACTTACGAAACACCTTTAGAGTTATCCGAAGAGGGTGTACATGTTCAAGATTTTGTTGAATTAGGTGCAGCACCTGTAGAAAATGTAGCAAGTTATATTGACAATGGAACATTGTATGTTGCAAACGAAATAATAGAAGAATAAAATGGCTCAACTAAAAGAGGGAACAACGATCGCAGGAAGCGTAGCATTACACGCTGGTAATTTCAATCCAACTGACTATCCTAATATGGTTGGTCCACAAGGGCCACAAGGTGAACCAGGATTACAGGGAGAACCTGGCGCCGCAGGAGCCGCAGGAGGAACCGGGCCACAGGGTCCACAGGGTCCACAGGGCGAACAGGGTCCACAGGGGGATATAGGTCCGGAGGGACCAAGAGGCGCCGAGGGTGGTGTTGGACCCGAAGGTCCGGCGGGGCCGGCCGGGTCTAACGGTACAAATGGATCTAATGGATCTAATGGTTCTAACGGCGCATCTGCTTACGACTTAGCATTAGCAGAAGGATTTGAAGGAGACATATCAGAATGGTTAACAAGTTTAGTTGGAGCCACGGGCGCTCGCGGGGCCGAAGGTCCGGCGGGACCGGCTGGCGCTAACGGTACTAATGGTGCTGATGGTGCTGCTGGAGCAGAGGGTCCGAGAGGACCTGCTGGTGCAAATGGTAGTAATGGTACTAATGGAGCCAACGGAGCATCGGCATATGAATTGGCATTGGCAGAGGGCTTCGAAGGAGATATTACTGAGTGGATTGCAAGCCTAATTGGAGAGACAGGAGCAAGAGGTGCTGAAGGGCCACAGGGGCCAGAGGGTGCCGCAGGTGCAAATGGAACTAACGGAGCAGAAGGGCCGCAAGGGCCGCAGGGAGAGCCTGGAACAAATGGTAGTAATGGAGCAGAGGGACCACGGGGACCGCAAGGGGAGCCTGGTGTAGAGGGGCCACAAGGGCCTGCTGGGGCAGACGCTTTCTCTGGTTCGTCAATAACGCTTGGTAGCGGCGTTGTTTTATCTGAGTCTACTGATCGTGCAGATCTTCTTTCTGTTACAAGCAGTACAAGCGGCTGGGGTGGACTACAAATCACAAACACATCCGGTGATGGCATATGGTCATTTATGGTAGACGGCGCTGCTGCTGGTATTTATGATGATCAACAAGGTGACTGGGCCATTTACTGTGTGGAAAACAGTTATGTAGAATTAAGACATAATGGAGCAGGTAAACTTGCAACCACAAGTGGTGGTGTAAGTGTAACAGGTGCAATCACAGCGACAGGTGATGTAACAGCATTCTCGGATGCTCGCGTTAAAGAAAACGTAGAGACGATACCTAACGCCCTTGAATCTGTAAAGCAGATGAGAGGTGTCACATACAATAAGATAGGCGAAGAGAAGCAGTCTATAGGTGTTATAGCGCAAGAACTTGAAGAGGTTACTCCACAACTTGTACATAATAATGAAGACGGCATGAAGTCCGTGGCCTACGGAAATATTACAGCAGTGCTTATTGAGGCTCTTAAAGAGCAGCAAACGCAAATTGAAGAACTAAAAGCAAAACTTGATGGCCTTACCAAGTAGTGGTGCGTTAAGCATAGGTGATATAAGAACTGAAGTTGGATCTACGAGTGGTAGCCTTGCAGCACTTTCTGCTGCTGTAGGCTTTACTACGCCTCATAGAATATCCGACTTTTACGGCTATACTTCATCTACACCTAATGACTTGTATTGGGACTTTGCAGAGAATGCTGGTGGTGCTGCATTTACAGGTAATGCAGGCTCAGAAACAGTGCCTTTTTCATTTAGTATGTGGGTTAGGCCAACATGGGCTGCGAGTGATACAAACACATTATTATTCGAGATAAACTCCAATTCTGGTGTTAACAGCAACAGGTTGATGCTAATATATGATTATGGATTTAACAGATTGGTTTTTAGAAATAGATCTGGAACATCTAATTACCACATCAACTGGGCTTTAAATCAAAACGCTGCAGCAGGAAATATAGGCAGGTGGCACAATACATCAAGAGGACCTGTAAACTCTAATGGATTTGTACATTTAGCAGGAACTTTTGACCCAGGTCAAAGCCAGGCTGTAAACGGTCTAAAATTGTACTGGAATGGCGTGGCCTTTACTACCACAATTACACAGGCTAATGGCAATAACGCTGCATTCTCTAAAACACATATGTATATAAATGTAGCGTTTAATGGAGCGGGTGACAGAGCAGGTGACTTTGATAATGTAGCATTTTGGTTCGATAGATTGTTAACTTCTACAGAGATCGGTGCGCTTTACAACAGTGGAGTACCGACTACAGCGGCCGATGCAGGATTGACTACGGGACTAAACTTCGAGGCTACTATGGAGACAGGTGAGTTTATAGACAACACAGGTAATTGGAACGCTGGAGCAACAGGTGGATCAGTTGCGGAATATTAATGTATATTTGTTAGGATAACAAATTAATTTTAATTATGTCAGACGTTAAAAAATTATCAGAAGAAAGACTAAAGTCTATCAACGAACTTGTTGGTACTTTAAACTATGTAGGTTCGAAAGTTACTGAATTATCGGTAGAGCATTCTCGTGCTACAGAAGCATACCGTCATCTGCAAGAGCAACTTGAAGGTGAAAAAGAAAAGATCCGTTCAGAATACGGTGACGTAGAAATAAACCTACAGACAGGAGAACTGAAGGAAAATAAAGAATAGATTATTATGAAGCGATTAAGGGTAGGAGTTGTAAACACAATCTCTTTTATTAAGTCTGACTATACGGTTAACGACTTTGAAATAACTTTAGACAAGGTTGTAGGCACTACAACTCTTACTCTTAATAATCTTACAGATATTCACAACCTTGATTCTTGTAAGGATTTCATATCTATAAACATAGATCTCGTCACAAACGACCTGGAAGGGGGAGAATATCATTTGACGCTGTCCAACAACGGTAATAGTATCGTATATCTATGTAATGTGGTTGATCATGAATACACTAAGCCGGGTACGAGTATTTACGGTGATACTGTAGTTGTAACAGACCTTTAATTGTAAATTATAGTAATGGGACTATTTGATAACATCGTAAATTACTTTGCTTCGAACACTTATGTTCAAGCCACAAGTGACAGCATATCTTCTAACGAGTTAGAAAACTCTATTGAGGACTTAAATGGCCGTTATAAATTAGGCCAGACAATCGTAGGAAACTATATTAAGTTTGGTGTAAACGACGATTTTCCAGTTATTCTTGAGAAAATGTTGCGCCAATCTCCTGTTCATGCAGGTATTCTAACTAAAAAAGCCAAAATGGTTGCAGGTAATGACATCGATTACGATGATTCGTTTCTAAAAACCAACAAGGCTAAACAAGAACTGAGAGTATTCTTAAAGAACTGTGCAGGTCAGAATCAAGGGTTGCATCATGTTATTAATCACGCTGCTTTCCAGTATGAATCTAAGGGTGCTTATGCTCTTTACATTCGCTGGAATAGAGGTAGAACTAAGATACTTGAACTACAGTCTTTAGATGTAAAAGGTGTACGCGCAGTAGAACCAGGTCAAGACGGTAAGGTAAAGGAATATATTGTTCGTCGATCATTCGGATACGGAGCAAACTCTGTACAGCATAATGATCCAAAGAAAGTAAAGGCTTTCGATAAATTTGACAAATCAAGCAGAGAGGCGGTTCTTTACGTTTCTAATCCTTACAGCGGAAACCCTTACTATGGAGTACCTAATTACATCTCTGCATACCACTTTATATCTTCGGACTTTGCCTTCGGTAAACATATTAAGAGTACAGCAGAGAATGGCTTTACACCAAAGGTTATGGCTACTTTTGTTGGGCGAAACATGTCTAACGAACAAAAAGCCGAAGAATATGCAAAACTAAAAGAATCTTTTACCGGTCCAGACGGTGAGACTATCATCGCTTCTTGGGTTAAGAAAATTGAGGACAAGCCTCAGATAGATGTTCTTGATGTACAAAACCTGGACAAAACAATTGATGTCTTATCGAGACTCAACGACGCTAAAATTCTTACTGCTCACAATGTCACTTCTCCTACTTTGTTTGGTGTTATGGTATCCGGTAAACTTGGGGGTACGGGCAACGAGTTGGTTTCAGCGTACCAAATATTTAGAGCAACGGAAACGCTACCTAACAGAGAGGTTATTTTAAACGGTATAAACCGTGTGTTATCCACCGTTGATTACGACAAAATGGAAGTGTCTATAGTTGAAGAAGAGATCAACTTAGAAAACATAAAAGGCGCAAACACAGATAACATCTCAAATGGTTAGAATTATATTCATAGACGACAATTATCTTTACAAGAACTTCCCTCTCCCTCAGAGAATGGATAGAGCATCTTTGTTGTCCATTATTCAGTTAGAGCAGTTCACGTCTACGCAGGACTTGCTAGGCACATGTCTTTATGAAGATCTTGAAGATAAGGTTTATAATCAAACTTTGACATCTGCCGAAGAAGGCTTATTTAAATTGGTAAAGTATTCTCTATCTATGTATGCAGCAAAGTCTGCAATATCTATACTACGAAGTGAGACTTCGAGAACTAAGAGAGAAGAGACTAACGCTGATCAATACGTTTTAGATACAATACTTTCAACCATAGAGAGTAAACTTGCTTATATAAACAAAAGAGTTGTAGAGTACATTAAGGCCGATACTACGCTTTATGGAATTGCTACTGCGGATGGGTGTGATAATGACGTGTTTGATGAAACAGACACCTACAACTCGACTATTTACTACCCTAAAGAACCAATAAATAAAGATTGCAATGCAGGATAAAAAGTTAATCAACGTATCACAATCAGTAATAGGAAAGCAAGGAGTATACTCTATTGAATTTCATGAAGATGACCACTATGCACACGTTAAACGTGTAAACCCTGGTGGTAGCGAAACACTGTTTCCTGTTGGTGGAAGTGGTGGTGGTAGTTCTTCTAAGACTTATGAATATTGGGAAAACACAAATCTTGGAACTCAGTCAATCTTAGCGAATCAAGGTACAAACTTAGTTAATGATGGTTTAGGCCCAAACACATCGCCAGGTGCAGGTGTTTTGTATGATGGAAATTTGTTTAATTTTTCTTCACTCCCTGTAGGGTCTGTAGTTTCTATAACACTACAAACTTCTTTGCAACCAACCACTCAGCATTCTCACGACTTTACGATTTGGTTTGTTCACCAGACTGATAATGGGAATAAGCAATTTTCTTTTGTAACTGGTGAGACAGGAATACATGGAAGACCAATAACCCATACATTAACAATCCCTATTATTGATGAAGGAATGAAGAATGGCCTTGCATCATTGATGATTCTATCTATAGGTGATTTAACGGCTTACAACAACTTCCTCAGTATTTCTGTTCTATAGTGAACCATTATGATGCTATCAAAGAACCTTTCACTTGCGGAAGTGACGAAGTCTGCTACTGCGATAAAGCATGGAATTGTAAACGAACCAACCCTGGAGCATTTGCTAAGTCTAAAAGAATTAGCGACGAACGTCTTTCAGCCGATAAGAGATCATTTCTCAATGCCTGTAGCCGTATCATCGGGTTACCGTTCAAATGCATTAAACGACTTAATAGGTGGTTCAAAAAGATCTCAGCATTCCAAAGGAGAGGCTTTAGATCTTGATGCAGATGTATATGGTGGTATCACTAACCGGCAAATATTTGAGTACATAAGAGAATCTTTAGACTACGATCAGTTGATCTATGAGTTCGGCACAGACGAAGAGCCAGCGTGGGTTCATGTTTCTTATAAGTCAGAAGGCAATCGCAGAGAAGTATTAAAGGCTTACAAGGTTAATGGCCAGACTAAATACAAACACATATAATGAAGCAAGTCTTAAAGAACTTAAAGGAATTATTTCTTTGGAGCGATAGCGAGCCTAACGAAATATTGATAGGTACATTACACGCTTTTGTTCTTCCTTTCGCTATTTTGGAGATTGGAAACATTTGGTACTTGCAATTAGCAGGTATACTTGGAGGTCTTTTTCAGTTGTATTCTGTTGGAACTAAGGATATTTACTGCAGGAGAATAGCATGTATAGTGGCAATGACCATATCATGTGCAACAGTTGTAGATTATATTACAGCAGGTATGATGAAGGGCAGCCAATTGGGGTGGTTTTTGATACTTGTATTTACACTATGGAATCTAATAAGAGTATCAAAAGAATATCATTACAAAAATGGATAACAATCTAATCACTATCGTTATAACGCTTATCACAGCGTTGGGATCTGCCGGTGCCTGGAGGTATTATGAGGTAAAATTAAAAACCAAGGCAGTCGAAGATCAAGCAGGAAGAAAAGATGAAACGATGTTTCGGGACGATTTAAGAGCGCGGGTGAAGAAATTAGAGGACTTGCTTACCGAGAGTAATGAAAGAGTCATAGAACTAACAGCAGAGGTCAATGCGCTTCGAACAGAGGTACAGTTCTTGAGACAAGAAAATGATAGACTTAAACACAGATAATGAACGACACAGATTTTGGCTTTGAAAACGACTTCCAGGACTTTATTGAAGAACTGGAAAGTTCAGACAAGAACGATAACGCTCAATGCTCCATTGATAATCCAGAGTGTGAAGCCTGCGGAAGTTAATTATGGGGAATCCACTAAGAAAACTTATAACTGGAAGTGCCAAGGAAACTGTGGAAGCAGTTGCCAATGTGGTGGATAGATTTGTATCTACTCCGGCAGAAAAAGAAGAGATCCGCAAGTCTATAGAAGCGGAGATCACCAGCCGCTGGCAAGCGGATATGGAATCAGACTCCTGGTTATCTAAAAATGTAAGGCCACTAACACTCATCGTTGTGGTTTCTTTCCTTGTTTTAATGACCTTTTTTGATGGATTAGGTCTTGTAGAAGTAAACGAAAGTTGGATCAGTCTATGGGAAATAGCAAGCGTAACAGTGATAGGAGGTTACTTCGCAGTAAGAACGGTCGACAAAAGAACGAAGGTGAAGTAAGGTGGTGCGAATCTGCACCGGTTGAATGTA